TGCCAGGAAAAAATCCAGACGCGGGCACTGGTGCATCTTCGGGAGAAGCACCTAAGGCAAAAAACATTTTAAGAATACACTTGTACGACAGACAAGCTACTAAATACGCAGCAATCGGAAAGATGCTTGAGGCGATGCAAGGAAACGCCACGGGTCAGTTGACCGGCCTGGCAGGCAAAATTAAGCACGGAAACACAGGGCCTTCAGCGGCAGAACTCAAGGCTCTAGCTGATGGTGGAAATGCCACCGTTGAAGAAATTCAAGAAGAGTTTAAGGATCAGGCGCATGAAGAGTTCGCTTCACTGATCAAGAAAGCCCTGGATTCTAACATGCTTGAACCGATTCCAAAAGAAGCAGGATCTAAAATTCAGGGCGACAAGGGCGAAATTAATGTTGAAGAATTTGCCAAGGTGAGATTCAGAATTAAAGGTGGGTTTCCTGCCTTGAAAAACTTTGTTGCTAGTAATATGCCATCAGTTCGATACGGTGCTCTAAATTCTGGAATAATATCTGCGAATCTACAAAGCATGCAAAACCCGCAGCTAGCTACTATTAATATGCTTAGAGGCGGTCAAGGAGGATCGACAGATCCTCAAGGTCATCGAGACGCAGGCGTGCCTTTGAGGGTTGCCCCTATGGAGTTACAAATCGAAACTATGGGCTGCCCTCTGTGGCGTTTCGGTCAGCAGATTTTTATTGACTTCGGAACTGGGACTACTGCAGACAACGTCTATTCAGTGACAGGGATCGATCACAACATCGGACCGGGTGAATTCAAGACCAACGTAAAGATGGTTCAGCTTAACACGTTCGGTAAGTTCACAGCAATGACTGACAGAGTTGAGGAAGCCTTGAACGTGATTGCTGAAGAGGGCGACGAAGAGGACAAGTCGCCTAAGGAATAAGGCTGTACAAACTTATTTCTGTTTCTATACTAGAACGTGGAATTGCTAATACACAAAAATGTTCTAGGTACTGAACTTCACCTTCTGACTGATCCCGAAAAAGGGTCTATCGAGTGGCGCCGAGACACCGTCGACGATGTATGGGTTGTCGGCGATCCTAATCATGTTGGATCTGTTGAAGCGTTGCTTGATGTCTTGGGAAAACCTCCTCTGGATCTCTTTCCTAAGAGTCACCTTAAAGCTTTTCGTGAGTTGTGTGCTGAAGGGACTAAGTCTCAAATACCTTGGAGGTGGGTGCTTGGTGACGAAGAGTACATGAATAGAATAAACAGCATCATACAGAGGTCCAGAGATAACGTCTGTGCTTTAGAAGAGTCAAACTATGACCAAACATACAAAACAATAAGAAAGTTTCTTCTAGGATTAAAAGAGCCGCTAGTAGACGTATCAAAATTGGCCAGGTATATTAAGACAAACGATAAGGGAATGACTGTTGAGGCTTCCTTGAGGTCTTTTGCGCCGGCGAATGGACGAACATCAAAAATCAAGTACGATCAAGCAGGAACTGCTACCGGCAGACTAACAGTAAAGTCGGGCCCTAGAATACTAACCCTTCCTGCTAGACACAGAGATATCTTAAAAGCAGAAGAAGGATGCGAAATTGTTCAGATCGACTTGGTCTCTGCAGAACCTCGAACTGCACTTTATGTTGCAGGCAAAGACGCGACAGGTGACGTTTATGAAGGCATTGCAAGAGATTTGAATTTGGACGTTTCTAGGGACGTTGTAAAAGTGGCTAGCTTATCTGCTCTTTATGGTGCAGGGTCATTCAGCCTCTCGAAGCTGCTAGGAAGTAAGGTAACTGCGAAGAGGGTGATAAATAGACTTCGTGATCACTTTGGTGTTGCAAGAATAGAGTCGCAATTGACACATGATATGACGGTTCACGGCCATATCTCAAATTTGTTTGGAAGAAAACTAATGACAAGGCCTGATGAAATCCAAAAAGCGTATAGTCACTTCATGCAGTCAACAACTTCAGACGCTGCGATAGTAATGTTTAGTATTGCTAGCGAAACTATGAAAGAAGCTGACGATAAATTCATGCCCCACTTTGTTATCCATGATGCTATGGTCTGTCAAGTATCTTCTGACAAAAAAGATCAGCTGGCTTCAATGACAAAACATTTAGAACTGACAGGTGTAGGCCTTTATGAAACCAAAATGAGCCCTATAAGTGATAGTTAGTATACGAGGAGACGCATATTATGAGTAATCTTAAAAAATTCCTGAGAAGAGAAGTTGAAAAAGTTCTCTTAGAGAAGAAAAAACCAGGCCGCGGCCCTGTCAAAAGAGGTAAAATTGGCGGAGGGCGTGTTAAGAATAAAATCAAAGAGGCAGGCGCGCTAGCCAGCGAAAAACCTCAAGAGCTGATGAAAAAGCTAGGAGTCAGCGGTGCTCCGGGCGGTGCCAGTGATCACGACATGGTTGTCAACTTAATTAGATCTGCAATTTTTGGAAACGATACCATGTCAGCTGCCTATGGAGGCGCAAAAATTGTGAAGCTTGTTGTTGACGACGACGAACAGAAAGTTGTGACTGTCTCAACACGAAAAATTTCACCACGAGATGGGGCGCTATATATACTGCACACACTTACAGGTGCACATAACGCAGGACTTCTAGGAAATCTAAAGTCAGAGCTCGAAGTAAGTGTAGAGAACGGCGAAATTACAGTTAAATTTGGATCCTCCTAAGATACAACCTGTTAGTCGTGTCTATAATTTAGAACGATTAAGGAGGTTGAATGTCAAGCCTAGATTTCGACAAAGTCAAGAGTAATTGGGAAACTTATGCAGGTCTATGCATCAAGTCTTCTAAGTTCGGTATTTCAGATCTTTTGGATGCTGTAGGCGAAAGGCTCATTACTACGCCCTTCGGTACACACGAAAAAGACGGTGGGTGTTATCCAGGAGGCTTAGTTGAGAAGTCTCTAGAAACTACTTCAAAAATGAAGACAATCGCTTCGGCTCTTGATATCGAAGTTGAGACAAGGTCTATTCTCAAAGTAGGACTTCTACATGAGATCGGAAAAGTCGGAACGCTACAAGAAGACTTGTTCGTAGAGCAAGATTCAAGCTGGCACAGAGAAAAACTGGGTCAGTTCTATAAGTACAATGAAAATTTGGACAAATCAACGACACCTGACAGAACACTGTATTTGTTGCAGCATTTTGGTGTAACACTAACACACGATGAGTATTATGCGATTCGTCTTTCACAGGGGTCACACTTGGAAGAAAACAGATTCTACGCAGGTTCAGAGCCCATGCTGGCAAAGTGCCTTCAGATGGCAAAGCGAGTGTAAGAAGCATAGTTATGTTTATGCGAAATTTACATCTCTTGCGTGAATACGTTCGTCGACTTTTGGAAAATGATAAAGAGATCAACGATGATCTCTTGCTGGAACCAGACGATATCGATGAGCAAGATCATGATGAAGAAGTAAAAGAATTTTCTGCTGTCGGGGCCATAGCAGGTGTTTCCACGCCGGTCGGTACAGGACCTAAGCACCCAGGCTACGATAAGCTTCGAAAGAAGCAGAAAAAGAAAAAGCGCAAATAGCATACTACTCATTGAACAATTAACTAGTCGTGCCTAGACTATAAATGGCAACTTAAACTGATTATTGCACATTAAGGAGATAAAAATGGCAATTGATTTTGATGCAATTCGTCGAAAGCTAAACAAGCTTTCTGGACAAAACTCTCGACAGAACGTTTCCTGGCGTCCGCAGGAAGGTGAAGAACACACCGTGCGACTTCTGTCATTTCCCGATAACGATGGCCAACCCTTCAAGGAGCGTTGGTTCTATTATAACATCGGAAACAACCCAGGACTTCTGGCCCCTTACCAGTTCGGAAATCCTGATCCTATTCAAGAGCTAATCACAAAGCTGCGAGATGATGGGTCCAAGGAATCATACGAGCTAGCAAAGAAGCTTTATCCAAAGATGCGATGCTACGCTCCTGTAGTTGTCCGAGGTGAGGAAGACAAAGGCGTAAGAATCTGGGCGTTTGGTAAGACTGTGTATCAGTCTCTTCTCAATATCATGCTCGATGAGGACTACGGTGATATTACTGACCCCGAAGATGGTCGTGATGTGAAGGTTGTGTGTACTAAGGCGCCAGGTCGTCAGTGGGCAACAACTGAAGTTCGTCCACGAGGCAAGCAGTCACCGCTAAGTGAAAGCTCAGATTCCGTCAACCAGTTTACTTCTAACATTCCAAGCCTTGATGACATGTATACATGCAAGACTTACGAAGAGCTTGAAAAGATTGTTAACGATTGGCTGAATGATGACGATTCAGGTGATGATACAGGCACTGAGTTCGGTGGAAGCACTACCAAAACTTCAAACAACACAACACAGGCTGAAGGTCAGAAGTATAAGTCTCTAGACGAAGCTTTCGCAGACCTCGAAGATCTGTAGGATTTGACAAAGAGGGTCAAAGATGGCAAAACGAAAGTATCCGGAACAAGACGATTTTACCAGTGAGCTAATTACTTCACTGAATAAAGAACATGGTAACAAGGTTGCTTACAATCTTGCCTACGATGACTCTCCCACACATGTCAACAGGTGGATTTCGACAGGATCACGCCAGCTCGACTACATTATTGCTAATCGAGCTGGCGGTGGTTTGCCTGAAGGACGAATTGTGGAGATCTTTGGGCCTCCTTCTATCGGAAAGTCCCATATAGCAATTCAAATTGCAAAGTCTACCCAAGACATGGGAGGAATCGTTGTTTATATTGACACTGAGAACGCTACGTCTGTGGAGAATCTTTCTCTCTTGGGTGTCAATATTTCTAACAGGTTCGTGTATGTTGATACACACTGTACAGAAGAAGTTCTTTCCATTGCAGAAGCAACGATTATGCGAGCAAAAGCAATGGACAAAGATGTCCCCATTACTATTATTTGGGACTCGGTGGCTGCAACCTCTCCTAAGGCTGAATTGATCGGCGACTACGACAAGGATAGTATCGGGTTACAAGCTAGAGCTATTTCCAAAGGAATGCGAAAGATCACGGGGATCATCGCTAATCAGAATGTCTTGATGATCTGCTTGAATCAGATCAGAACTAAAATTGGAGTTATGTATGGAGATCCTACTACTACACCCGGCGGTAAGGCTATCCCTTTTCACTCATCTGTACGAATCAAGTTGGGGGCTGGACAACAGATCACAAACAAAGACAAAGAAGTCATTGGAATCAACGTATCTGCCAAAACCATCAAAAACAAGGTAGCACCTCCTTTTCGAACTGTCAATTTTGAGATTCATTTTGGTGTCGGCATCAGAGAGCACGAGCAGATGTTTGACTTGCTGAGAAAGCATGGACAGACTGTATTTGAAAACAAGCTGATAGAGCTTTCAGGTACAGGAGCTTGGAAGAAGCTTACAGTGTTCAGGCAAGACACGGGTGAAGTGATTACAGAAAAGAAGTTCTATAAAGCTGACTTTGGTGACATAGTAAATGATCCAGAGTATGGGCCTTACATTGAGTCGATGCTAGAAGACGCTTTAGTCAGAAAGTCTCAGCAGTCAGTTGACTTGGAATCATACGAAGAGGTCAGGGCAGCAGCTCTTGAAATCGAAGACGAACTGATCTCGCCAGAGGGGTAACATGATTGAGAAACCTGTCTTAATAATTGATGGGTTGAATCTGTTCACTCGGCACTTTGTTGTAAATCCTACTATGAGCCAAAACGGTCATCATCTAGGCGGCTTTGTAGGGTTTCTCAAAGGTATACGCCTTTTGAGTGAGAGATGCAATCCAGAGCAAATTGTGGTTGTCTGGGAAGGTGGAGGATCTTCTAGGCGAAGAGCAATATTTTCAGACTACAAGCAAGGCCGTCGGCCTCAAAAATTAAACAGGTACTATGATGATATTCCTGACACTATAGGAAATCGTAACAGGCAAGTAGCACTTCTAGTAGAAGCCCTAAAGCATGTACCTGTCAGACAGATGTATGTCACGGAATGTGAAGCTGATGATGCTATTGCTTACATGACACGATATCATTATCGAGACAAGAAGTGTGTGATTGTTTCGTCTGACAAAGACCTATATCAGCTTATTGATGAAAGAGTAACACAGTGGTCTCCAGGTCAGAAAGCTTACATAACTTCTGAAAAGGTAAAAGACAAGTTCGGCATTTCTGTGTCTAATTTTGTAACAGCCAGAGCGTTTACAGGAGATCCTTCTGATGGAATCAAGGGCGTACCTCATGCCGGATTTAAGTCATTGGCGAAGAGATTTCCGGAACTAGCCGAAGAAGATCATGTGTCTGTTAAAGAAGTAGTAGGCCTGGCGAGAAAGCTGTCAGAGACTAAAAAGCTGAAAATTCTCAATGCAATTGTTGAAAATGAAGAAGTTGCTAGCACAAATTGGAAATTGATGTACCTTGACATCACAAATCTGTCTGCTCAGCAAATTGAAAAAATTAAATATTGTCTTGATTCTTTTGAGCCTAGGCGTAATAAGATAGCACTAATGAGAATGTTAGCAAGAGAAGGGGTCAATAACTTTGATGTTGACTCTTACTATATTGCCATAAAAAACTGCAAGTAAGGTAAAGCTAGTAGAATGATGATTGAAAACAGCACAGACAACGCAGGTCTATTTTCCCAGTACGGGAAGCAGTTCCAAGAAACAATATTTCAAGGGCTAATATCAGATCACGCGTGGGCACAGCAAATGACAGAAGTCATGACACCCGAGTACTTCGAGGTAAAGGCTTTAAGCTATCTTGCTGAAAAATATTTTTCGTATCACAGAAAATACAAGTGCTTTCCAACTTTAGGCTTGCTAGTTTCTATCATCAAAGAAGAGTTAACTGAGACTAATGATACAATTCTAAGAGATCAGGTTGTTGATTTTCTTCACAGAACAAAGTCTAGTCCAAATGTTCAAGACTTGCAGTATGTAAAAGATAAGTCTTTGGACTTCTGTAAGAGGCAAGCTTTTAAAGATGCGCTGGAGCAAGCGGTTGAACTCATTTCAACAGATAAGTTTGACAGCGTTGTAACTCTTATGAAGAACGCTGTGGCAGTCGGAATGCCTCATTCTACAGGGCACGATTTCTTCGAAGACTTAGAAGCGCGATTTGTAAAAACTAGGCGTCAGGTGTGCCCAACTGGGTTAAAAAGACTTGATGCAAAAGATATTTTACAGGGTGGCCTCGGGCGAGGAGAAATTGGTGTAGTGACAGCAAACACAGGAGTTGGAAAGTCACACTGGCTTGTCGCTATGGGAGCAAACGCGTTGAGAGCAGGAAAAAATGTTGTTCACTACACGTTTGAACTTTCAGAACATGCTGTAGGCCTCCGATACGATTCCAACTTCTGTGATATACCAAGCAATGAGATTCCTGACAATAAAGACTTTGTAGTTGAAAAATATAAGAACTTAGACTTGGGCAGGCTCATTATTAAAGAATACCCAACGGGTTCTGCGTCTGTGATAACAATTAGAAATCACATTGAAAAGCTAGCACTAAAAGGCTTTGTGCCAAGCCTAGTTGTGATTGATTATGCAGACGTGATGAGATCAACTCGTGCTTACGATTCTCTTAGGCATGAGCTTAAATTAATTTACGAAGAGTTGAGAAACTTGGCGATGGACATGAACGTCCCGGTGTGGACAGCATCACAGGCGAATAGAGATTCAGCTAAGTCTGATATCGTAGGTCTTGAGAACATGTCAGAGGCATACGGAAAGGCGATGGTTGCTGACGTTGTACTATCCCTGTCACGCAAGCCTATGGAAAAAGCTACAGGGTCTGGAAGACTCTTCGTCGCAAAAAATCGAGCAGGTAAAGATGGTCTAGTTTTTCCTGTTCACATTGATACTGCTAAGTCTACTATTGAGATACTAGATGAGAGTCACATGACGTTGAACGAAGCAGTCAAACAGGATGAAACTAGTATGAAGACATTATTAAAGCAAAAGTGGTCAGAAGTGAGTGGAGCATGAGTAAGAAATACGATTATAATGAGGCATTCAGCAAGTGTGTTGAATATTTTGGTGGTGATGATCTAGCAGCAAATGTCTTTTTGACAAAGTACGCGCTGACAGACAAAGAAGGAAATCTTCAAGAGGAGACACCTGATGATATGCACAAGAGGCTTGCATCAGAGTTTGCTAGGGTTGAGAAAAACTATCCGAACCCGATGTCTGAGGAAGAGATCTATTCTCTTTTCGCCAATTTTAAGTACGTCGTACCACAAGGTTCACCGATGTCAGGAATTGGAAACCCACACCAGATTCAATCAATATCTAACTGCTTCGTTATTGAGCCTCCTCATGACTCCTACGGAGGCATTCTCAAGACTGACCAAGAACTAGTTCAAATTGCTAAGCGCCGCGGCGGTGTTGGCTTTGATATTTCTAGCATACGACCAAAAGGTGAATCAACAGGTAATTGTGCACGAACTACAGATGGAATTGAAGTCTTCATGGATCGATTTTCCAATTCGTGCAGAGAAGTTGCTCAAGGAGGCCGAAGAGGTGCCTTGATGATTACAATTTCTGTTAAGCACCCACAAGTTCGTGACTTCATTAAGATTAAGAGAAATCTCACGCGCGTTACGGGTGCAAACATTTCAGTTCGTCTCACAGATGACTTTATGAATGCTGTCAGGGCTGAGTCTGATTTCACACTTCAATGGCCTGTAGATTCAGAAGATCCTGTAGTCACTTCTACAATTGATGCTCAAGAATTGTGGCATGAAATTATTGAAAGTGCTCACGCTTGCGCTGAGCCCGGGTTACTGTTCTGGGACAATGCAAAGAAAATGACACCCTCAGATATCTACGAGGACGAAGGCTTTGGGTCAGTAAGCACTAATCCGTGCGGTGAAATTATTTTGAGCCCGTATGATAGTTGTCGTCTCATGCTTGTCAATCTCAAGAGTTTTGTTCTGAGCCCCTTTACCCCTGAAGCAACGTTTGACTATGAAAAGATGGGGGAAGTAGCAAGAAAAGCTCAGCGTCTGATGGATGATATGATCGATCTCGAGGTAGAGCAAGTTGATAAAATTTTGCAGAAGATCGAAGATGACCCAGAGCCAGATGCAGTTAAGCGCATTGAAAAAGAAATGTGGGAGTCAATTAAGCAGCAAGCAATCAGAGGCCGACGAACAGGGTTAGGAGTAACAGCCATCGGAGACGCAATTGCAGCACTAGGAATCAGATACGGTAGCGAAGAATCGATTAGGACCACTGAAACCATCTATAAGTGTCTGACCCTAAATGCCTACAAATCATCGTGTGTTATGGCGAAAGAACGAGGTTCTTTCCCGGTGTATGATGCCCAGAAAGAAGAGGGACACCCATATCTCACTCAGCTTTTTCAAGCAGACGACGAATTGAGCGCTTTGCATGCAGAAGCAGGAAGAAGAAACATTGCCCTTACGACGACTGCACCCGCAGGTTCAGTCTCAGTGCTTACTCAAACTACTAGCGGTATCGAGCCTGCTTTCTTGCTCAAATATATGCGTAGAAAGAAGATCAATACAGACGCTGAACCAAATGCTAGAGTTGACTTTGTTGACGACGTCGGAGATGCGTGGCAGGAATACCCAGTGTATCATCACGCCTTCAAAGAGTGGATGGAAGCATCAGGGTCAGAAGATGAAAAAATGTCTCCCTACTGGAAAGCTACAGCAAACGAAATTGTTTGGACCCAGAAGGTGAAAATGCAAGCTGCTGCACAACGATGGATTTGCCATGCAATTTCCAACACTACAAACCTACCTGAAGATACTACCGTTGACACAGTCAAGGACGTGTATATGACAGGATGGCAGCTTGGGTGTAAAGGTGTTACGGTTTATCGAGACGGCTGTAGAACAGGTGTGCTGGTCAGTGAAACAACATCAAAAGAGGACGATTTCGAAGAGCGCTCTTCACCAAAGCGTCCGGACTCTCTAGAGTGTGATATTCACGGGGCAACAATTAAAGGCGAGCGCTGGACAATACTTGTAGGTCTTATGAACGGACGACCTTATGAAGTAATGGGCGGCCTTTCTCACTATGTTGAGATCCCTAGGAAATACAAGGCAGGGACAATTGCCAAAAAGTCTCGAAAAACAACAGCATCTATTTATGATCTCACTGTTGGTGAGGGAGATGATATGATGGTTGTGAAAGATATTGTCAAGGTGTTCGATAATCCAAACTATGCAGGCTACACGAGAACAATCTCGCTGGCATTAAGACATGGCGCACCAATTCAGTATCTTGTTGAGCAATTACAGAAGGACAAAGACGCAGACTTGTTCAGTTTCTCAAAGGTCATTGCTAGGTGCCTTAAGAAATACATTGAAGATGGAACAAAGTCAGGTAACAAAACATGTGAAGCATGCGGCGCAGAAGGATCACTCATTTATCAAGAGGGATGTGTAACTTGCGCTAACTGCGGTCACTCAAAGTGTAGTTAGGAGAAAGAATGAAGTGGACAACTCAATATGACCCAAAGATAAAAGAGCTAGAACTGAGATACAATCCTGTAATTGTCAGGGTCAACAAGTTTGATGAAGATGCTGCAAAGAAGTTTGATCAAGAAATTGCTAGAGCACACAACACAGGACAAAAAGTAATACCTGTCGTGATAGACTCTTACGGAGGTCAAGTTTACAGCCTGATGTCAATGATCAGCGCAATTAAGCATTCTGAGCTTCCAGTTGCTACAATTGTTGAAGGTAAGGCGATGTCTTGCGGAGCAATTCTTTTTTCCTTTGGAGAAGAAGGTTTGAGATTCATGGATCCTCATGCAACTGTCATGATTCATGACGTGTCCAGTATGGACTTTGGCAAAGTAGAAGAGTTAAAAGCAGGAGCAAAAGAAGCTGACCGGCTAAATACCATAATTTACACCATGATGGCTAGGAATTGTGGCAAAAAAGATGACTATTTCATGAAGATTGTTGACAAGAAAAAGCATGCTGACTGGTTTTTAGACGCTGATGAAGCAAAGAAGCATGGATTGGCAAATCAATTAAGAGTGCCAACAGTCAGAGTCAACATTGATATTGATATTGACTTAGAGTAAGATGGACAAAGACTTTTATAACGAAAGCTCTTCAGCGAAGCTAGGTTGGCAACCTGAGTGGTTTGGAGAGTCAAATTTTGACGACAAGCTTGTTGATGCTGTCAAGAAATGGCAGCGTCGCTTAGGCATTAAGTCAGACGGTTTAGTAGGTCCACAGACATTTCGCAGAGTGTGGACCGAAAGAGAAAGTAGAATTAGTACGTTCAAACCTGGGGCCTCTAGCAGAGAGACAAACCAGCTGGTGCACAATGGAAATTTCTATGATATCAATTGGGACAAAGTAATTCTGTGGGATGAACCTAACGGCTTGCGGTGTGAAGAAGGGACTTATACTTCATACGCTGGTCGACCTGATAGAGACCCTCACTTTTTTGTTGCTCACTGGGACGTTTGTTTGTCATCAGCATCGATGGCAAGGGTAATAAAGAAGCGAGGTATCTCTATTCATTTTGGGATCGACAACGACGGGACAATTTACCAAATGTTGGACACTCAGCATGCTGCATGGCAAGCGGGAGGAAGGCAGTGGAACCACGATAGTATTGGGGTTGAGATTGCCAATGCATTTTATCCCAAGTATCAGAACTGGTATGAAAAGAACGGTTTTGGCCCTAGGCCTGTGCGGGAAAAAGGCGAAGTTAAGTGCCATGGAAGAAGTCTTGAAAAACACTTGGGTTTTTATGATGTTCAGATTGATGCTCTAGTTGCTTTGTTTGCTGCCCTTAATAAAAACCTAGGTATCCCATTAGAAAGTCCCACAGATGCTTTAGGGCACCATTCAGAAGTCATATCACCTGAGGCTGCGTCTAGCAACTTTTCTGGATTTGTAAGCCATTATCATTTAACCAAAAGAAAAATCGACTGTGCCGGGTTAAACCTGGTTGAAGTTTGTAGGAGAGCTAAAAATGTCTAAATTAGAAGATCTTAAAGAGGGTCTTAATAAAAAGCTAGAAAGCATAGACGTTCAAAAGCTAAGTGAGCAGGTCAAGTATGCACGCTACCTTCATGACAGGATTGTCCCTATGATAAACGAAGTTGTTATGTCGGCTAGTGATAAGAAAAGTTACGAAGAGGCTTATAAAGCTGTTATCGACAAGCTTCGCGCTGTTCACGAAAAAGTTGCCAAAGAAAAGCAAGACGCTGAAAGCATGTTATTGACTTCAGTAGGGCAGCGGCATTTGATTAACGATATCATGCCTACACTAGAAGAGGTAGAAGCAGAATACAATACAATGCGATTAAAATTTCAGCAAGATAAGGTTGAAGAAATCGCTCAAAAGATTGAAAGCGGAGAGCTCGATCCAGATGCTCCTAGAGAAGTAGGAACTCGACCTGAAAGAATTAAAAACATAAGAAGTGCCAAGGCAACTCTATTCGGTGAGAGCAAGAAAAAAGATCAAGAGGATTGATGTGCAACAGTTCGCAATCAGATCAGCTTTCAGAAAGCTTAAATTCTTAAACGATGAAATAGAAGATAGAAAGTCTTTGTTTGGTGTCTATGAAAAAGACTTTATGCGAGTTGTTAAGATTGCCAGAGGAAACATAAAAGTCAATCAGGACCACGAAAAGCTTAGAAAAAATCTTAAAGAAGCAGCAGACTTCAATGCTAAGCAGAAAGCCGAAGAAGCTTTATCAAATGAAGAAGAAATTGACAACTCTCCTGACATTCCTCAAAAAAAGCTGTATCGAAAAATTGCAAAAGAGACACATCCTGACAGGTATGACCAGCTAGACATTAGTGAAGAAGAAAAAGAGTCTTTACATGAAATGTTTAAGAGGGCAGCTGAAGCATATGATGCAGACGATGTTCCTGAAATGATTCGATTAGCCTTAACCCTAGATATTGATGTTCAAGATATGGGGTTAGATGAAAAAGAAGTTCTAGGGTTCGTTGAAAAAGCGATAGTCAAGACTCAGTCAGAGATGGAAAAAATGGCTGAGTCTTTTGTGTGGATGTGGGGAACTACAAGAGGTCAGGTTGAACTAAGAGTCAGGCTGCTAGACGCGTATCTCAGACAAACAGGTCACCCGTCTGTATCGAACACAATACTGAGAGATATCGTCGAACACCATGAAGACCCTGCCACACCCGAAGATGGATCCAGCAAAAGAAGAAAAAGAAAGCCTGGGACTAGACCCAAGAAGTTAATAAGATAGTTGTTCATTCTATCTTTTCTTGTTACTATTATATGAGAAAAGAAAGGATAGAGCGTGAAAACATCAATTCGAAATGCTGCTAAAAAACAAGTGATGAAGGCGTTGGATATGCACTCTGATATGCAAGCCAACCTATCTTCTGAGTCGTGTAGAGAAAACATCGCAACTACAATTATCACCGAGCTCGAGAAGCACTTTTCGCTTACAGTCAAGCCTTTCCTTCCGATAGATTTTGCCGTCGGCGCCGACGAGGAGGATGATTTTGGAAACTAGGACACTTCCTGTCTCACCCATCGGGATGCTTCAGGAAGAAATGTGGCCAGATCAGTGGAAAATACTGGTTGTGTGTATGTTGCACAATCAAACATCAAGAAAGCAAGTTGACAAAGTGTACAAAAAGCTATTCAGTTTGTACCCGTCAGCAATTGAAATGTCTAGAGCGTGTGTTGATACTGTTGCTAGCACACTTCGACCACTCGGCCTGTACAATCGAAGAAGCAAGTCTTTAGTTCGATTTTCTAAAGAGTACTTAGAAAAAGATTGGACCAAGCCTTCTGATCTTCACGGATGCGGCAAATATGCCGATGACTGTTACCAAGTTTTTTGTAAGCTGGATTGGTTTGATGTACATCCGACTGATCACGCCTTAAATGATTATGTTAATTGGGCAAGGAGGACACATGCCTGAAGGTGCAGAAGTTAAAAAGTACGGAGAGTCGCTAGCACAAAAAGTTAGTGGATCTACACTTGAAAGCGTCAATATTCTTAGCGGCAGATATACAAAAAAGCCGCCTGAGGGATTAGACTTTTTTCTGAATCAGCTTCCAGGGCCGATTGTAGGTGTAGGTGTTCATGGCAAGTTTCTTTATTGGATTCTTGCAAACGACACCTACATTCATAGCACCCTAGGAATGACAGGACACTGGTCTGATACACGGTCAAATCACACGAGAGTTGAGTTTGTCACGTCCCGAGGAAGTGTGTTTTACACTGATCAGAGAAATTTCGGAACGCTAAAGTTTACATCAGGAAAGAGGTCATTAATTCAGAAGCTAGAGTCTCTAGGTCCTGATATGCTTTCTTCTGAAGTGTCAGATGAACAGTTTGAAGAAGCTATTAGCAAGAAAAATAAGTGGTCTTTAGCGAAAGCGTTAATGGATCAGTCAGTTCTGGCAGGTGTCGGAAATTATGTTAAAGCTGAAGCACTCTGGCTAGCACGACTGTCACCCCACAGAACTGTTTCAAGCCTGACTGATCATGAAAAAAGTGTGCTAAACCATGCAATTCAGACTGTGTTGAGAGAGAGCTTTCAAAATGGAGGTGCAACGCTCAGAACTTATAAAAACTTCGATGGCACAGAAGGAAAATACAGTTCTAGATTCGCAGTCTATAATCAATCACAAGACCCAGACGGCAATGAAGTCATCAAAGAGAAAACTGATGACGGCCGGACTACACACTGGGTTCCTAATGTTCAGGTTTAATAAGAGAGGATAAAAATGAGCAATTCTACAAACGAGACATACGTTTTTTCTGACGATTTGGTTGCCACAATGGCAAAGTTAATTCAAGTTGCAATTTTGACAGGCACAGATATCTACGATCACTTGAGAACAATTCAGTGTGTAGTAAATGATGCAGGACAAATTACCACATCACCAGATTTTTCAGAAAAGCTGCAGCAAGAAATTACCTCTATGCTTGAAAGAGCACAGAGCTTGACAACGGAGTCCTAGATGGATAAGCTAGATGAAATGTTTCGACTGCGTCGAGCTTTTATGGAGTCGATGAAAGAATTAAAGCCCGGAATATACCCTGAGTGGCCTGTTGACATCAGCGAAAAAGAAAGTCAGCAGCTATTAAGAGACACAGCACTCAAGGGTGTTGAAGAAATGTTTGAAGCCCTAGGGCACTTAAAAAACTGGAAACCTCACCGGTCTACAGAGATAACAGAGTTTGATCGAGATGAATTCCTAGAAGAGATAGTAGATGCTTTCAATTATTTTTTCTCAATTTTAGTGTTGACTGGCGTTACGTCAGACGAACTTTTTAACACGTATGTCAAGAAGGATGACATCATTCACAAAAGATTGCAAACCGGCTACTGATATATTTATGAATGACTAGGAAACTACTATGAGAAACGTTATGAGTCATTCGCTTCGACAAAAATTAATCGCTACTAAAAGGTTTGATCTGGGCCTATGCGCAAAACAAGTAGCTCAGATCATTGCTTACGACGCTGTTATGTTTTGTGACTACAACGACCTTGAAGATGTCGTCTATTCTTATGATGGTGATCACATAGAAAAAACGGTAGGTGATATCTCAGGCACTGTGGGAGACAGACTCTCAGGTGAATTTTTTGATACGTTTCCGAGCATTGAGATTGAAGTTAGATTTGAGCAGTCAGATGTGCTAGACGTCGATGGATATTATTATCACACCCTGACTGGACACGATGAAGATGGTCTGATTGAAGTAAAAGCTTCAGTGACAGACAAGTTCTTTTCTGATCAATACCTTGCCCAGCTAGAGATTGCGATTCAAAGCGTTCTTTCTCATGAGATGCAACATGTTGTTCAAAGGTGTTACAGCGGCATTGATATGGCACAAGCTCACGACAAAGCTTTACACCATTTAACTGACTACAGAGAAATCGACGCGAGAGTAGAAGAAGTTCTGACAACTATGGAAAACATTGAGGATACCACAAAGTTTTCTGACAAAATGTCTTGTTATATTGCTAGCTACTTTAAGAGAAACCAGGTTGTCGGTATATCTGAAGCTGAAACTGTGCTAGAACATGTCAAATTCTATAAGGATAAGATGCTAGAACATTTTCAGCAGCGCGCTGACGTGCAGAATAAAGCCGCAGGATGCGCACAGATGCCATATAGTGTGAAAGTATCTTCTGTAGTCGTATAAATAAAAAGCCGACCCTAAAGTATACACAAACCCCCCTGAAAGAACCAAGGCTGAAGTCTCTGGACATGCCAAGCACTGGCTGTCTAGAAGAAACAAGACGTTAGACCAGCCGGCTACCAGGTACACGCCTAGGGACGGAATAAAATTATTAGAGTTTTTGAATACTTTAAACTTTATGAAAACACAAGTCAGGGTGACTAAGACTGACAAGCCTGTGTAAAGAATAAACTCCTCAGTAGGAAGCATAATTCTGAACAGAGAGATGAACCCGCCTACAATCGCAATGAATATTGACAACAGATCAAAAATTCTTAGCCTAGACTTAAGAACAGGTTCAACTGCACCGTGATACAAAACAGATCCTAAGAACGTCGTGCTCATTGATATGCCAAACAAATAATAAGGCCAGGTCGTCATGCCTGCAATCTCCGCTTTTTGTACGAGGATAAACGTACACATCAATGCTATTCCTAACGTGACAGCATGCGTAAGTGAATTTAAGAGCTCTTCAGCGTTGTCACGTAGGTACTGAGTTTTAGGCATATTTTTGTACTTATTAGGCGATGCGTCTATGTTTTTATTGTGATGCGTATTGGGCAACTAGTAAAACTAAAACCGCACTCAGAAATATATTTTTCTGACAGAA